GCAGTCTGCGGCGGGTTAAAGGTCTTGAATACAAACGACATATCACCGCCACGGATGACAGACTGCTCGATGTTTCGGACCTCTTTATCTCCCGAAAACTGGTCAAGCTCCTCAAACCATAAAATGCCGATATATCCGAAGGGCGGCTTTATGGATTTCAGCTTGCCCGGATCGTCCGCACCACGGAAATATATCTTCTGCCCCGTGGGCTTGTATATGATTTCCATAGGGCTTACCCGGCAGGTAAAGTCGTTGTCAAGTCCCAGCACGCCAATTGCCCATACCAGCTGCGCATACACACTGTCCCGTAGCGTGTCCTTAACCTTTCGGCAAACAGCCGCATGCATGTCCGAATTTCGAATAAGCAACTCCAAAAGTGCAAGTGCTGCAAACGATGATTTTGTGCTACCGCGCCCGCCCTTTAAAAGGTATTCGCTGTGCCCATGCTCCCGTATGTCCCGGTAGACCGATAGAAACGGCGCTGCCAAAGCCGTAGCCGGTAGGGAAAAAGCTTCTCTTTCTCCTTTTGTCACATCCTCGTCACCAATCAGCTCACGCACCTCCCGAAAGGCGAACACATCCCCCTTCTCGGCCTTCTGTACAACAGCAAGCACCATAGATGCTTCACGGTTTATGTCCTCTTCATTAAGTCCGAGACTCAGTAGCTTACTTTTTCTCCTCGCATCAGGCTGTGAAGACAGCATCATGTCCAAATACTCCCGAAGCGCCTTTTTCTTTCTTCTCGCCTCACCGGAATTTATTCCGCCCTTTTGACCGTTTCTCACGGCTTCCTCACGGCTTTGTTCGCTTGTAAAGGATTTTAAATTCTTTTCATTCGCCAAATTATTTCCCTCATTTTTTACCGGCGCCGCCCCTCCCTCGCATCTCTGCCCGGTATTTGCCCCAAATGCAGAGGACACACCAGTATGGTGTGTCCTCTTGCAAATTCCCACGATATCATTATATCACATCTAAATGGGAAAATTTTATCGTTTTTTTATCATTTTGTTTAAGCCGTTCTTATGCTGATTTAAACTATACAGTATTTTTTCTTTAATTCATTAAACCAACTAAAAGAAATATAGCTATCTTTTTGTAACCTCCCGACAACAATTCCGGGCGCCACTCCAATTGTTTCTGCGAATTGTAAAACCGATGCTTTTGTAAAATCTCTCTTCTGAACGAAAGACTCAAGCTCCTGAATAGGTATCAACGTATTGGCAGCGAACGCATCCGCAGCTCTTTCGTCTTCCTCTGATGTACCTTCTGGCTTTGTTGCATGTCCCTCAATAACATGAAACAATTCATGAAAGAGACTAAACCAAAACCTGTCGGCATCACGTCCACGCACTGTAAGTCCAACAACATACTTTTTCCCGTCCAAAAAAGTAGCACCATGCAAAAAGGAACCACCCAGGTGCGGCAAGAACACCAGAGCAACGCCACAATCTGCCATTATCTCTCTGAGTTTATCACTAAAAATTTCCGGTTCCATATTGGTCATGCTCCTAATTTGAGGAATTCTCTTAATTAGTTTTGAAATGTTAATCGGCTTTGTTGGTACATCCCGTGCAATTAATTTGGCCCTCTGTGCCCATGCAATCAAAGCATAGTCTGCAGCTTCTTTTTGTGAAAACCTCCTGCAAGCCACGCCGGGAATAAGATTGCCTTTCAATAAGCATAACCTCGAAACTTCAAAATATTTACGTAGATTCTTGGCACGTTCTTCCGGCTTTGTTGTCTCAGGCACCCAGCCATTATCTGCCATTTTTTTGTAGGGATATAACTTTGTTGTCTCTATGTCTTCTGCTAATGCATTTTCTTCATTTGCTTTCGCTTCCATCTCCCGGTAAATAGCTTCCAGATTGTTCCAAAATCTGGACGGAACTCCTAGAACCATCTCCAGTCTCTCCGCCACCTCTGGGGTGAGATGTACTTCGCCGTTCAAAAGCTTACTGATATGCTTTTCTGAAAGGTCCATCCGGCACGCAAATTCCTTCTGTGTCATCCCCCGTTCTTCCAGTTGTTCCTTAATCGTCTCGCCGGGCGGTACAGCTATAAATGTTCTGCTCTTTATCATTTTCTCATCTCCTCCCCTTTGGCGCTAATGATAATCCTCTATTTTCTCAATCATTGCTATTTGTATATGCGGCTTGCCTTCCTCTGTTTCCTTGCTGAACACCAACCGATAATTGGCAGTAAGATGCACCGCATACTTCCCCTTCCTATTTCCCGTTAAAGCATGACACTTCCCAATTCGATATTGTATTAGTTCTTCTATCGTGCCCATTGCCATAATTTCGGGAATTCTTTTGTGTATTGCTTTCGCTATGTCTGCGCCATACTTTCTTTCTGCTTTGTAGGCATTTGTACACACTTCTTCAATGGCACGGTTTTTGTATTTAATTTGCAATTTGCTACCTCGCATTATAAGTTTACCTTTGAAGTATTATCATTATACCACACCGCACGGACTTTTGTCAACATTTATTTACCTGTAAGGTAAATTTTTCATCTTTTTTCACAGTTCCGTCACCCCGTACATCGCAAGGGTAAATGTCCGCAGCGCCTCGTCCCTTCTGCGGTAGGCCCCTGCCTGCTCGACATGAAACTCTTCCATCACGCGCCGGTACCCACCCCCGCCCATAAAGAACATCCGCAGCACCTTCTGCTGCTCATCAGAAAGAGCAGATAGACCTCTTTCAATCATTTCCACCATATGTACGGTCGCCCGTCTTGCATCCTCCAGTCGTGTCTTCTCCACAATGGCAGTCAGAAGCGTATCCTCGTAGGAGGACGTCCCGCCATGCGCGGGTGCTTCCTCCTTCAGACTGCTTCGTATGCTTGTCAATCTGTCTTCCAGATGCCGAATCTTCTCGCTCAAGTTTTTAATTGCTTCCTTCTGCACCCGATAGTCACGAAGGTCATATTCGGCACACTTTTTCCAGCTTATCATCTTACACTCCCTCCCGCCATGCACATTTTTTCCGTATACGCCGCAAATTCAGCCTCAGCCACAGCCTCCCGCCATAGCTGCAGCTGCAATCTTGGTGTAAGCGTTTCATACTTTCTGCATTTCACTTCAAAAATCCGCCATGCCGCATCGTTCATAGTCCCAGCCTCCCCTTAAAATCTTCATACTCGCGGCGTATAATCTCCCGCCGTCTGTTCCCGCCATTGGATTCCACCGGAAAACACCGCTCCATCCTGTATAAGCGCGTCCGCTATCCGCTCTGCTATACCCTCCGCCGCGTCGTCCCAAGCTTCGCTACGAATCAGTTTCCTGTTCGGAAACTTCAATTTGCTTCGCTTGTCCTCCTTCTCCCCAGAAGCGCAAGCACTTCCGGGGTCCCCTTTATGCGGAAGTAAGCCGCCGAGGGTTTTCTTGATTGTATTTATAAATCTTTCTTTTTCGGTCATGTTGTTGTTTCCTTTCTCAGTCTTTTGCCGTAATCGTTACCGGCATAATCATTTCCGGCAGATAATTTACTTCGTAATGGTACGGGTCAACGTATGCGCCGCTTACATCTTCCACGGTATAAATCGTCCATTGATTCAGATACACAAAGTGCTTTTTATACTTTCCTTCGTCTGTTTCGACTGTAATTTCAAGCTCATCCGACGCGTTATTTGACAGTGAAAACCTACCTATGATTTCAAATACAGGCTTGTCGCTTCTGGCGTTGATTACCGCCAACCTTCGCGTTACGTTGAAACGGTCAGCTTCTTTTGATATGTTGTAACTTGCACGATCAGCCTGTGTGCATCCGGTGAATACCGTAAGTGTTAAAATAATTGTTACTGCGATTAAAATAATTTTTTTCATTGTCTATCTTCCTTTCTCAAATCGAAATATGTATATCCGCCTCTCGTCCTCACAAACTTCGCAACAAATCGGTTTCTTATTCAGAAACCTCAATTCCCTCCGTTGCTCGTCCTCTCCCCTTAAAATGCATCCGCATTTTCGGGGTCCCCTTTTATGGAGAAATTATAATGTCAGCTTCTTCTTTTAAAGCCTGCTCCAAATCCTGCAGCTTCACGTACCCCTGGCTTATGGAATCGGCAAGGTACTCTATGCCTTCATAAACACGCTTAAGCCTCTTCACGCCATATCCTTCGTTATCGCGCATCACAGAAAGAAATATGACTGT